TATCAGGCGTTCTCGCTGGGCTATCGTGCGTAATAGTTACCCTCAGTTGCGTACTACAACCATTAAGACATGGCTTGATTGGTTCTCTGAGGATGTATGGGGCAAGATGACATGGCATCCACCACCCTATACCCATCGTATGAAGCGTGGAGATATTGAGTTAGAAGTCATCTTCCTTGCTCTTGATAGAGCGGATGATGTGAAGAAACTTCTATCTCTTGAGTTGACAGGCATCTGGGTTAACGAAGCAAGAGAGTTGCCGAAGTCAATCATTGATGCTTGTACCATGCGTGTTGGTCGTTTTCCGTCGATGAAGGACGGTGGCCCTACTTGGTATGGCGTAATTGCAGATACGAACGCCCCAGATGAAGATCATTGGTGGCCCATTATGGCTGGTGAAAGTCCAATCCCAGATCATATTAGCCGCGATGAAGCCCTGATGCTGGTTAAACCAGACACTTGGAAGTTCTTCAATCAGCCATCTGGTATGGTAGAAGAGCGCGATTCTGAGGGTAATCTGACTGGATACCATCTAAATGACAAGGCAGAGAACCGCGCAAACCTAACACCAGACTATTATTCTCGCATCATCGAGGGCAAAACAAAGTCTTGGATCGACGTGTATGTGATGAACAAGATTGGAACACTGTCTGATGGTAAGCCAGTTTATTCAATGTTTTCTGAAGATGTGCATGTGTCGAAAGACCCCATTCTCCCTGTTCCACATGTCCCAATTATTGTCGGCATGGACTTTGGTCTCACTCCTGCTGCTGTATTTGCTCAACATGTTCGGGGTAAGTGGGTCATACTCCACGAATTAGTAGCTGAAGATATGGGTATTGTGCGCTTTGCAGAAGTGTTCCGCATTGAAGCCGCACAGAGATTCCCGCAATCACAGTTCATGGTATATGGAGATCCTGCTGGTGATTACAGGGCGCAAACAGATGAGCGTACACCATTTCAGATCCTTCGTTCAGCGGGTATCAAGGCGTTTCCTGCTGGCAATAATGATCCTGCGCTACGCATTGAAGCCGTCACGACCTCTCTAAACCGTATGATTGATGGGCAAGCGGCCTTTTTGGTTGATAGCAGATGCGTTAATCTACTGCGTGGGTTCAAAGGTGGCTACCACTATAGGCGTATGCAAGTCAGTGGCTCTGTACGTCACGACTCAAAGCCCGAAAAGAACAAGTTTTCTCACGTTCATGACGCACTTCAATACTGCCTTATTGGCGGTGGCGAAGGCAGAAGCCTCACAATGGCTGGTCAGAATCGTAGAACAGTACAGGCAAAGGGTGAGTTTGATGTGTTTAACCGCAAGCCTTTGCAACAAAGACAGAACAAAGTTAGGTTCGGTCCATTGTAAACTTGCGCTTAGGCGTGTATGGCTCGGATAGAAAATGGAGTGTCTCATGTGTTTTTCAGCCCCTAAACCACCTCCTGTTCCTGAGCCAGATCCTGCAATTGCTGAGCAACAGGCTGCTGCAAAAGCTGATGCTGCTGCTATTAAGGCACAGGATAAAGAAAAGCGTCTTCAAGATGCTGTTTCTAAAAGCTCTGGAACCTATGGTATGCGTTCTCTTATCTCTGGCTCTCGTGGTGGTGGCGGCTTTGGTCGCGGAATGTTGGACTAACAGATGATCGAAGTTGAACAACTTCCTCAAATTACACCTAACGAGGGTGCGAATCTTGTCGCCAAGTTTAATCGCGCCAAGCGAATTAAAGATATGTGGGCTTCAAAGTTTGAGGAATGTTATGAATACGCTTTACCACAACGTGAAAGTTTTTATGCTGAAGCTCAAGGACAGATTCGAACTGATAAGATCTTTGATGAAACAGCGGTGGTTGGTGTTCAAGAGTTTGCTTCCCGCCTACAAGCTGGCCTTGTTCCAAACTTTGCGCGTTGGGCAGAATTGGTTTCTGGATCTGAAATTCCTGCTGATCAACGCTCTGAAGTCGATAAGGCTTTAGAGATTGTAACCAACTACGTCTTCGAGATTATCCAGAACTCAAACTTCTCGCAAGAAATCCATGAGAACTTTCTTGATCTAGCTGTTGGTACAGCATGTCTAAGTGTAACAGAGGGCGATGCCCTTAATCCTGTAATGTTTACGGCCCTGCCTCTGTCGCAACTTTATCTCGATACTGGTCCAGATGATATGATTGATCATATCTTCCGTGAGCGTCCACTTCGTGCGTCTAATATTAAGTATGCTTATCCTAAAGCTACTCTGCCAGAAGAAGTCGCCCGTAATCTTTCTACGGGTAAGGACGAAATGATTAAACTGGTAGACTGCACATACCGTATCTTTGGCAGCATGGAAGAAGAAACACGCCGTTGTGTGTTTGATCCAAAGACTTCAGAGATCTATTTCAAGGAATCGTATAAGGGAACTGGCTCTAATCCCTTTATTTCGTTCCGTTGGTCTAAGGCTGCTGGTGAAGTTTGGGGTCGTGGTCCCCTGATGAATGCTATGCCAGCGATCAAGACCTGTAATCTTACCATGCAATTGATCCTTGAGAACGCTCAGATGTCGATCTCTGGTATCTACACAATGGAAGATGATGGCATTGTAAATCCTGATACGATCCAACTCTTGCCCGGAACTTTAATTCCTGTTGCGGCTGGTTCTCAAGGACTCAAGTCAGTTGCGCCTGCTGGTAACTTTGATGTTGCACAGATTGTGCTTAATGACATGCGGATGAACATCCGTAAGGCTCTTTACAATGACATGCTCGGTAATCCTGATAAAACTCCAATGTCTGCTACCGAAGTCAGTCAGCGAATGGCTGATCTTTCTCGCCAAATTGGTGCTGCATTTGGTCGTCTTCAGTCTGAAATGGTTAACCCTGTTCTTCGTCGTGTTGTTTATATTCTAAAGAAGCAGGGTCGTATCCAAGTACCGAGCGTCAATGGGCGTGAGGTCAAAGTTCGCTCAACAAGTCCGCTTGCTCAGGGTCAGGCACAGCAGGACATTGTTGCGTTTGATCATTTTGTTAGTCTAGTTCAGCAAAGATTTGGTCCACAACTTGTCAATTTGCTGGTCAAGAGTGAAGATGCTGCCAAGTATCTGGCAGATAAGTTTAGTGTTCCTGAGCGCTTGTTGCGTTCCGATGGCGAACGCGCTAAATTAGTGGCCCAACTAACACAACAAATGGGTGCTATGAATGGACAGCAACAGCAACAACAGCCAGAACAACCCCCGCAAGGTGCGGTTGGTGGTGGGATGTGACGGCTTAGAGCGTTCCGAAACTAAAGAATTAGAACTTAATCGGCTATTTAATGGGGTATTCTCTAGCGAAGGCGCAAAAGAATGTCTTGCATATTTGCGATCTATTACAGTAAATTACGTTGGTGGTCCTAATATCACACCAAATGAGCTAATGCATCGAGAAGGATCGCGCTACCTTGTCGGCATTATCGAACAGCGTATTGAAAAAGGAAAGCTAAAATGAGTTTGATTAATGCAACAGAAGGTACAGATACCTCTAATGCTGATGGTCAACAGGTTCAAAACCAGAATGTAGAAGGCCGTCCTGATTGGTTGCCTGAAAAATTCTGGGTAGAAGATAAAGCCAACTGGGAAAATCTTGCCAAGTCTTATGGTGAACTTGAGACTAAGTTTCGTTCTAAAGAAGATGATCTCAAGTCCAAACTGATTGATGAACTGGCTGCTGAAGCCTACAATAATCGACCAGAGTCGGCAGATCTCTATGCTATTCCAGAAGTTGAAGGTATTCAGATTGAGGAAGTAGCAAATCACCCATTGACTAAGTGGTGGTCTGAGTTTGCATTTGAGAATGGCTTTGATCAGGAAACATTCCAGACTGGTATTCAGACTTATATCGACTCAAAAATGGCAGAGATGCCAAACTATGAAGTGGAAATGCAGAAACTTGGTGAAAATGCCAAGGTCCGCACTGAAGCTATTGGTATGTGGGTCAGTAAGAACTTTAGTCCAGAAGAACAGAAGTCTCTTGAGCGAATCTGCACTACGGCTGAAGGTGTTGCTACCGTAGAGAAAATGATGAGCATGATCCGTGGTGATTCTACTGCGGTAATTGACTCAGCTCCGTCTGATACTACGGAACAAGATGTGAAGAAGATGATGCAAGATCGACGCTATTGGCATCCTGCTGATCGTGATCCAACCTATATTGCAAAAGTTGAATCCTACTTTAAGAAGAAATACGGCTGATGATCATACGTCAATTGCAACCAGAAGATGTGACTGATTGCATTAATGCTGGTCGTGAGATGCATAGAGAGAGTGTCTATGCATCTACTCCATTTAGTGAACATAGTTTGCTTAATCTTTCGCAGCAATGCCTAGATAATCCAGACTATGTTTGCTTTGTTGGGTATGAGGGTAGCGAATTAGTGGGGATGATGGTCGGTGTCAAGGCAAACTATTGGTTCTCTGATTCTACTTCTTACGCTGCTGATCTTGCTCTCTATGTCCGTAAAGATTTCAGAGGGTCAACTTGTGCTATACGACTATTACAGGCATTTATGCGATGGGCAAAAGCTGCAGGATGTTTGGATATTCGTTGTGGTGTAACAACACAAATTAATCCAGATGTTGCTAGACGGCTTTATGTCAATGGTTTTGGCTTTGAAGATGGTGGTACATTGTATACAAAGCGAATAAGTCCATTGACTGCATAAGTTTCTTAATAGAAAGATCTGGTTCGAGGCCCGTATTAAGTTGAGTAAGCCCCGCAAGGGACAACTTGTTATCTCAATGCAGTCGGATAACCTTTTAACCCAAGGTGTAACTCAACAGTGAAAGGAACGCATTATGGCTTTGACCATTGATCAGGCGTTTATTAAACAGTTCGAGTCCGAAGTGCATATGGCTTACCAACGCGCTGGCTCGAAGCTCCGCAATACTACCCGTTTTAAGGGTAACGTAAATGGTACTTCTACTACCTTCCAAAAAGTCGGCACTGGTGTCGCTTCGCAGAAGGGTCGTCATGGCAGTGTTCCTGTGATGAGCATTGATCACACGGCCGTCGAATGTACTTTGTCTGACTACTATGCCGCTGACTATGTTGATAAACTCGATGAGTTGAAGATCAATATTGATGAGCGTCAGGTTGTTGCTCAGTCTGCTGCAAATGCATTGGGTCGTAAATCTGATGATCTAATCATCACGCAATTGGATGCATCGACTAATGTTATTACTGAGTCTAGTACTGATGGTTTGACTCAGACAAAAATCAACACGGTCTTCGAAACCTTTGGCACGAACGATGTTCCTGACGATGGTGAGCGTTACTTTGTGATCTCTCCTGCTGGTTGGGTTGATCTGCTTAGCATTTCTGCCTTCAGTGATGCAGACTTCATTGGTTCTGATGATCTGCCTTACAAGGGCGGTATGGTTGCAAAGCGTTGGCTTGGCTTTATGTGGATGACTCACTCTGGTCTTCCTGTTGCTTCGACCATTCGTAAGTGCTTTGCCTATCACCGCACTGCAGTCGGCCTTGCTTCTGGTCAGGACGTATCTACGGAAGTAAATTACGTTCCTGAGAAAGCGGCTCACTTGGTTACCTCAAGCATGTCACAGGGTTCTATCCTGATTGATACTCGTGGTACCTACGAAGTCCAGATTAAGGAGTAATTGATCATGGCTTTTACCCGCTCTACATTCGTCAAACTTGCTGGTGGTGCGCGTCAAGTGCATTACTATTCAACTGCTGATGCTATTGCTACAGTCATTGCTTCTGGGTACTTCAACTCAGCA